TAATTGCTGGGTATCCTTTCTTTTTGAGTTCCTCCGCAAGCCGTTCCGCGTTTTTCCGATCGGAAAAAGCCCCGACTTGCACGCGATAGAGTTTTCCGTCAGACGATTTTTGTTGAGGTTGCGATGGTGTTGATTTTTGCGGCAATCCTAGAAATTTTGCGATACCGCGCGCATGTGCTTCGCCGACTGCTTTGAGAAACGCCTCATTTTTCAGCAACTTGGCGTCGTTTGAATCAATGAACAGATTCTCGGTTAGAACAGCCGGCATTTTTGTTTCTCGTAATACGGCATAGTTAGCGCGTTTTTTACCACGATCTGTGATGTTACCAAACTGGCGCATTGCTGCCAAAATTTCATTGTGTAATACGTTTTGCAATGCTACCGTTTGAGAAGAAACACCGCCGTTGTAAATATAGCTTTCGAAACCGGTTCCTTTTCCAGCATTGATATGGGTGGAAATAAAAACGTCTGCTCCCCAATCGTTGGCCATTTTGGCGCGTTGAGAAAGCGTTAAGCGTTGGTTCCCTGTTCGTGTTAGGCGCACCTGTACACCTTCATATTCGTTCAGCATGTCGTATATATACTTTGCGATGCGTAATGTCAACGCCGCTTCCTTGAGCCCGTTTGCTACTGCGCCCGGGTCAAGGTTGTTTTCTACCCCTTCGTGCCCTGGGTCAATCACAATCTTTACCATTACTTATCCCCTCCCGCTTTTTCGATTGCGTACTTGATCGCCGCTACAGAACCAATGCCGTATAAGGCATATTTCAGCCCAGTAACTAACACATCAAACGAAAAAGCGTGACTCTCAAATGCCGAGAACGCCACGCCTAGAATGACGGCTGCTAACGGAATATAGCGGTTTGGAATATTCGCTGCCTGGCGGATTGCATAGAGAAGAACTGCCAATGCCACATACGCTGTAAACTCAATTGAAAGGATACTTTCCATTATTTCATACCTCCCTGAATAATGAACGACAGCACCGCTCCAACGATGCCGCCAATAATAAGTCGTAAAATCCATGTTGTGTTACTTTTGATTGTTGAAATGTCCTCCTTCATGTCGCGGATATTACTCTCCGCAACAGCGAGACGTGTTTTTACATCGACCATGTCATCACGGAGCATAGTCACGTCAGCTTCCAGTTTTGCGACACGTTGTTCCATCGAATCACACCTTTCATTTCCGTACTTCTCCGCTAATTTGAGCCAATTCCTGTTTCAATTTCTTCACCAACGTTGGCCGGCTCTCACCGAACGTCGCCTCAATTTGAAATCCGCCAGGCTCATAAATTTCTTTTATCTCGGTTATACGTGCGTCTCGCGTTACTCCCCATTCTCGATTTTGAATCGTAACTATATCGCCCAAGTCGTAGTCTTTTTCGTAGACAAAAGGTGAATTCGTGAGAATCTGTCCTTCAAGAAAAAAGTCTTGCGTAAACTCGGAAAGCTTTTGCTGGCCACGTTCCCGAAGTTTTGCAATGACTTGCTCTTCTGGAAGGGCTTGTCCGCTTTCGTCTTCCTCTGATATATCCCTCGAGTCAATGAAGGTTTCAATACGAGAAAGCCCTTCTGCGTCTCCAACTTCAACAACTCGTCGATCTTCTCCCTCACCTTGGCCGGCAATGTAACCGAAATTGCGATAGTTATAATCACTTTCTACAAATGATAGTTGTTTCAACGATTCAAATTGCGGGCTAAAAATAACAGGCGGATTCTCTGTCTGATTGACCGTGAGATTCCGCCCTTCAAAAACATCAAATATCCATTTTTTCTGCTGAATATCAAGAAAGACATCCCATCCAAGCCCGCTTGCTTTCGAGATTTCAACAAGCTCTTCGGCAAGGTTTTTGAAACGTGATTCCCAACTGATTTGTGATCCGCGTTGCTGGTCCGAAGCAATCACAAGTATGTCAATTTTTCGCTTCACATCAACCGGATTGACGATGTGGTTGTTAGCATAGTGCTTCATGACCGTTTCTGCAGCTCCGCTTGCTCGGTCGTGACTATCGCCAACAGGAGGAACCGTAATCCGTTGTGCCATGACTCCTTTCAGTGTAATACCTTTCACGAGCCAGTTTTCTGTTTTCTTGCCATTCTCATCGAGCTCAATTTCACGATGGCGGATGATACCAACCTTGTTTCGATGAGAGCCGAGCATAATCAAATTGCCGCGTTGAAGAAGCTCCGTATGCCGTTTGTGCCGATTAATACGCAATTCAAACTCGCCTACTTCATGCCATCGACGAGTAAAAAGAAGTGATTCGTAGTTGTCGATTTCGGCTAAAAGGTCAAGAATCGGTGTTAAAATACGGATGGATTTCATGGGACACCTCCTGCCCAAAATAAAAAAACACGCCTATTGCGTGATTAAATCCCGTCTGCCTTTTTCGGTTAAATAAGCGTCAATCCCTACTTTGAGGTCTGGACGCTTGGAGATAACAAAATCATAAGTATAAGCCCCGTCGATGATTCGTTGTGCCAAATATGCCGCCATATTACATTCCTCCTTTTAGTATTAGTTCATCTAATGCTTGTTGCATTAATTCGATTCTTTGTTTCATTTGTTCAAATTCGTCTGGAGTAGGCTCATAATATTCATACCAAAACTCTTTAGTTTCTGGATTAAAATGTAATTCTTCAATCATGCCAGCTTTACTTTTATCAGGTTCCGGAATACTTTCTACCAAAAAACCTTTTGACTTGTCCTGGATCTTTTCTGGATCATGATGCCGCAGATAAACTTTGGTTGAATTTGGCTCCAACTCAATATAAATCATCTTTGTTCCCTCCCAACTTTTATGCTTTCTGGATTTCAAATATTTTTAGAGTGCTGAGTCCCAAGGCGAAACGTTCGCGGTCTAACATCTGGCATCCATGTTGAACAGGAGAACTAAAATAATTGGCTACTTGGTTTACTGTTTTATTTCCAAACCCGTAGTAAAAACGTGTTGAATCAAAATATTGCTGAAAAACAAATCGACCATCTTTATCAACATCAAAATACAATTTGGCTTGTGAGTAATTGCTTAAAATGACATAAGTAACCTTTCTAACTAATGTTAAATCATCTTTAAACGTCAGCATGGACAAACTCTGGTTGTTTTGGGCATTCGCCCAAACATCGAATCCACCCACAAAGTTATTTTTATTGATGATAAACGGCGATGAATTATCACCGTATGAAATGTCGGCATTGATGGTAGCCTTTAAACTACCAGTCAAAATGTCGTAAATCGCAAAGTACGACTCGCTATTTGTAGATTGTCCATAGAAAAAAAGCACGTATGCTAAATGCGGGATTGTCCGAGCTGTATAGCAGGTTCTTCCAGATGGAATTGTAGGCGTGACTGTTCGCCACAACTGCCCCGTGTCAGCATTATATAAGACAAAACTGTTATTCACTGTATTAAACAGCCCTACATACTCTTGACCATTAATTTCTACGATGTCTAAATTATTTTCTTCAAATTGATCACCACTAGTGAAGTCAACTTGCCATATTTTTTGAAAATTTTGGTTCACACAAAAAAGTGAATGCTGATATGGTGACGCAGGATCATATAGCAATAAAAATATATTGTTCGTTTTTGGAGATAACCTAATAGCTTTGACTGCATTTTGTAATCTATATTTTTGATTCGTAATAAACGTTAAGTAGGAGCCATTCACAAATTGTCCCTCTCGATTAAACTTACCTAGATAATACCAATCATAACTTCCAGGTGTTTTCCCTGGTTCATATCCGTAGAAATAGAAAAAACCTTTGTGATAGGTAACTTTGCTCGCAGGAGCTACGAGTGTAAATTTCTCAACAGGAACAGGATAAAAAGAAGGCAATTCAAAATATTCTAGTTTGTTTGGTGCTTTCCCACTCCCAAAACCATGTGCTTTCCATATCAAATTCTTCATTGTTCCACCTCGCTGACAAAACGCCCGAACGTATCATATGTGCGAGTATACACCGTTGTGCGCACAACTGTGCTTCCATCCTCTGCATACTCCGTTTCTGTCCTTGATAAGTAGTTTCCGTTCGAATCGGGATTACTTAAAACCGATTTTATATATAACGTCCCATCTGGGCGTTTTAACTCGACTACGGTTGCAATATCATTATCGTCATAACC